CTGACCCGGTATATCTGGACCGGGACCACTAGTGTAATCTACCGAAACTCCATCATGGAGCACGCCAATGAGCTGATTATTCAACTCATTCGCAAACAGGGCCTCTACAACATCTACCGAGGTCATGATCCCAGTGCGTTGAACGAGCTTGTGCATGTCGCGTACATGCAAATCGAACGCACCCTCTACAAATACAGAGCCCGTGCTCATTGTCGCGGTTGCTTCTCGTATGATCGCCCCAATGCCTCGGTTCTTTATGATCCGGCTGCTTTCGAGTTCGGGATAATCAATCCGGATCGATTGGTGCAGATGTACCCCAAGTGTCCACATTGTGGACAGGTCTTAAAGAATGACGGGTATATCGAGCCTTCCCAAGGGTTGTATGGTGGGACTTATCATGTTCTTTATAGGGGCATGTCTAAGGTCTTTAACATGTGGTCGCAGGTGGCTCGCACGGTTATCCTAGCGTATGTGAAGAAGGACACTCGGGACGTACGCAATGGTGATAATTACACTGAGTTTATCTCGCGTAAGCACTCAAATGGCAACAATGAGCAGTATACTAGTGCTTTGCTGCAGGCTAAGCGGGAGATGTGGTTTAATCCTGATTATTGTGATGTGGTTGATGCTTTGATTGAGCTTTCGAGCGAGTCGGACCCTGATAAGAATTTCAAGAAGAAATTATGTACTATATCTGGAGTCGAACGTAAAAGTGTTGACCATGCATTGGTCGTCCTACGTGTAATGATGGAATTGCATGCTGAGAATTTCGATGCACGAGAATTGCGATGCAGTTAAATCATATTACTGACGGTGCTTTCTTTCCTCATAAGTGGGGAGATCCTGTCAGTTCATTTGTTGATCCCAAGGAACGAGATAGATGGCTAAAACGAACAAATCCGATTGGGTCCTCGCAGTCTGCACCGGCCAAGCCCCGGCGTTCGAAAAAGTCCAAGAAATCCTCGAAGAAAAAAACATCCAAATAACGCCCAGGGATTACATTGAAGCCTGTCAGCGGAACGGGCTTAACCCGGACATAGATCCTACCTTTATCAAAATTGCAGAAGGTAGTGCTACCCTTGAGGATGTTAATCTTCTATTAGAGGATGTTGCAAGCTCCGTGCGTGATAGAATTCAACGCCGGATTAGGAAGAACCCTACCAAGGGGCATATAACTCCAGGTGGTCATCAGAAACTTGGTAACATTCGACCTTCTGGAAGAGTGAACCCCAAGCGTAAACGATCGGGCCACACTCAGGAACATGGTAGAGGTGAACATGGACACGACAAATCAACCGACTCCCAGCGACAATTCGCAGCCAACGAGTCCGCAGATAACGAACCCGATGGAAGAGATGGAGGCGATGCTGAGTGAGCTTGATGGCACACTCGCAGACCCGCCACAAGTCAGAGAGTTAATGGAGCAAGAATCCTCTAGCCAAAAAGTTACGCAGAGGATTATCCAGGAAACCGACGACCAAATTGAAGAAGACGACCGTGACGAATTCGAAGACTACGTCATCGAAAAAGCACAAGCAATAACAAATCTTGTGCTCACTAACTGTGCTGAAGATCGCGAAGAAGCAACAGCCGCCATTCAAATGATCAAAGACCTGATTCAAAGTCAGGACAAAGTCGTCCACGGCGGAACTCTACAAAGACTTCTCCAAGCAATCGACACCCGATCCAGCATCAGCCAAACCGTCGTCAAAGTCCTGGAATCTCAGGCGAAAATTCTATCTGCTCGCAAAGGTCCCTCTAAGAACATAACTAATAATTCAACCAATACAGCGGTTGGAAGTGCTGGCCTCGTAGCCATGCTCGAAAACGGTATGAAAAGTAAGGGTCAATAGTGAACGAACTCGAAAAAGAAATACACAAATGCCAAAGCTCTATCGCATATTTCCTATCCCAACATTGCCACATTCAGCACCCATCAGCTGGCATCATCCCGTTTAACCCATTCAAGTATCAACTCAACGCACTAAGCCAATTCGACAGCCACAGGTTCAACATCGTAAAAAAATGCCGACAATGCTTCGCTGGAAACTCGCCTATATGGGGGCCAGATGGTCCTAAATTTATAAAAGATATTAAGCCTGGAGATTTGGTCTATAGCTTAAATCAAAATACTGGTTTAATTGAGGCTGTTCCTGTCTTAGAACTTTATGAAAATGAGGAACAAGAATTATATGAAGTCAGAAGTAAAACTGGACATAGATCAAATTGTACTCAGGATCACCAGTTTTTGACTCACGAATCGGAATTTGTTGAAGCAGCTGATTTAAACAAAGACGATAGATTGGTCGAAATTCACGATCAAGAAAGACAGTTTTCTAATGATCCATCTGATGACGAGATTAAGTTATTGGCTTATCTTATTACAGATGGATCATGTGGTCGATGGATTTCTTTTAACAACTCTGAATGGTCATATCTTTTAGAATATCAGAGATGCTGGAATAGAGTTTTTGATAATCGTGTTAGGATCAGACAACATGAGAGCGGATTTAAATCAGATTCTGATATTAACTATAGAATACAGAGTGGTCTAAAGAGAGCCAAAGAATGGGCGGCTGAATTCAATATTCTTGGTAGAACTTTTGGTGATAAGATAATCCCAAAGCAGGTGTTTTCATGGAGCAATAAAGCAATCGCTCTGTTTATCAACAGGATGTTTGCAGCTGACGGCTGGTATTCGGGTTCTCATTGCAATGAAGCTGGTATTGGTCAAGAATCACCAATTATTTTATATCAATTAAAGCAGTTACTCACCAGATTTGGGATAAATTCTAAATTCTATCCCAAATCTGAGTCTTCTATTCCGAAACTAAGAATTTTCGACGGAAGAGATTTTGAGCTTTTTGTTGATAGAATTGATATTTATAAAAAGAAGCCACGTTGCCCAATAACAAAAGGATTTTTTAGAGACAGGCAACGTGGTGAATTCAAATCATTCGAAAGGACTTTTGTTTCAGAAAAGACTTATGACTTACGTGTTCCTCCACATGATAATTATATCGTAGACGGGGCTGTGGTTCATAATTGCGGCATCTCCCAAATCTCCGGAGCCTACGCACTCCACCAGGGAATGTTCTTCCCATATCAAACCATCCTCATCATCTCCAAGAAAGAAGACGACGCGAAAGGCTTCTTGAGACGTAACATCACCTTCCTGTTCGACAACCTACCAGAATGGATGCAAAAGCTCTGGGAACCCGAAAAACGAAACGAGCACGAAATAGTATTCCCCAATGGCTCAAGCATCAAATCACTCACAAGCAGCTCCGAAGTTCTACGATCCCACTCCGCGTCACTAAATATTATTGACGAAGCAGCCTTTATTCCGAGTATGGACCGTATGTGGGCATCAGGTTATTCTTGCGTCGTAGCTGAAACGCTACTGACAACTGACACCGGGCTAATCCGTATGGATTCGCTTGTCAGCGGAAAAGAACGATGGCAAGACATCGACATCAAAGTACAAACAGACGAAGAAATCCTACCAGCCGACAAAGTCTACCTATCAGGCACAGGACCAGTCCGCAAAATCACAACCGACCTAGGGCTCGAACTCACCACCACACCCAACCACCGATTCAGAGTCATCGACCCCAACGGTGAGTACGTCTGGCGTTACATGAACGATGCCTCACCCGGTGAATACATCGTAGTCCGATTGGGCGACACACCAGAAATCAAAAAAGTCAACCCAGAACTCTACCTTGCTGGTATCCTATTCAGCAGAGGTCACGTAGTCGGCAAACAAATCCACACCAAATTCAACAGCCAACTACAAACCACAGAATTCATCGACGTCTTAACCGAATACTTTGGTCAAGACGGATTCGTCATCAACAAACGACAACTAAAAGTCAGCTCTCCCAAAGCGTTCGAACTAGCCGAAAAATACGGCATCTCGCTAACCACTGAACCAACAGAACGACGAATCAGTGATGAGATTCTAGAACTGGGACGCGACAACTACTACCATGTTCTTTGTGGCATAATCGATTCACAAAGTGCTAGCGGAAAACGAATCGGAGCAATATTCGACAGCCAAGAATTGGTCCGAGACATCCAAAACATCATGTTCGATTTTGGATTCCCGATCTCAGTGTCCCAGACATCGGCTGGACACCACCGATTAATAATCGTCGACTCCGATCTCGGAAACACCTTCTCAGAACACTTCTACTCAACCCGCCACGACCTACGACTCTGTGCAGAATCCGGCCAATCATACAACACCGACCATCCAGTATTGGTCCACCTTTTCGAAGCCGAATGCAACACTCTGATTCGTGAGAACCCCGGTGATGAAGAAATCACCCGGTGTGGGTCTTATGGACGAATTCGATACAACGATATTAATGGCCTATTCAAGCATGAAGTAGGCGACATCAATAGTTGGCTCGTGAAGAATAAGCTCTTCGTCGACAAAATCGTTAAAGTCGAAGAAG